CGTCTTTCTACGGGACCCATAGATAGATGGCCGACTGCTTTTCAGAAGTCTCGTCCTTTATTCTTTAATGCGAGAGATAAGACAGATATAGGAAGCGTTTGCGACCAAATCATCCGATCTCTACTTAATGTCCACCGAGTATGTGAAGATTTTAATGATATTTCACTAGAATCAATCACTACAAACCGTAATCCAATAGACCCTGAATTTCTCAGAAGTTTTGAGGATTTTGTTAAAAAGAAATTTCTTGATAACAAGATTAAAAAAGAATTAAAGTGGAATACCTCTTTAAATCTCGATTTATCTAAGAACGGTCCGAATGGTGTAGTAAATAATCAATCTTGTGATCTCGAAGCTTTGAAGCTTTTAGAGACGAAAAGATTTTGTTTGCCTTTTGAAAAACTTTGTAATCTTACTTCCAATGTACCTTTGTATAAATTTATACAAGGACGTGCAGAAGCGCAAAGGCTTAAATACAAATTGCAATATGAAGCCCTTTCAGAAAAAGAAAAGAGTAAAACACCTCTTACAAAGTACGTAAGTACTTTACTAAATGGTATATACTTAAGAAAACTTACTAGTGTACCGGATACGGGACACAAGTCAAGAACTATTGCTATTTCTGATTATTGGACTCAAACAATTCTAAGACCAGTAGAACGAGATCTCGTTGATACTACTTTAAAATTGTACCCAAACTCGTGCGATTACTTTTCACATTCTAAAGGATTCAATAGAATATTTAAAAGACTGAAAGCAGGAGATCATTCTTACGATTGTAAGGATTGGACTGACTGTTTCAGATTCGAACTACAAGAGATTGTATTTAGAAATAAATACTCTCCCGAAATAGCCGAATGTTGGACTGAGTTAGCCGTTAAGTGCCCTTGGAATGTGAAGAATTCTTCTCAAACTGTTAGGTATGCTGCTGGACAAGGGATGGGAACTAGAGGATCTTTTCAGATCGCGCAGTTGACATCTTGTTTATTGATGGATTACATATATGTAACCTATTATAACAAACCAGTTAACGGACATTTATGGGGCGAAGTTGGGGATGACATGGTTTGCCATGATCCCGATGGACATATCTTCAAAGTTTATCAACTTCTGGATATTCCTATCAATTTATTGAAATCGAAAAAGGCTACAAGTGAAAACTTGTGCATGGAGTACGTTTCAAGAAATGTCAACTTCGGACGCGATGTTTCCCGCATTTCTGCGAGGACATGCATTGCATTAGGGGAAAACTTGTTAGATTTAACAAGTTTGGTCCTTCATCTTTCAGAAAGAACGAATGCGTTCGATTATGAATTGATGTTTGATAAGCTTTTGACGCTTGAAACAAAGTCAGGTAAACCTAGGTGGAAATTTCTATCTTGGTCCATTTTATTTAAGACTATCGTCGTAAATAATATTATATACCCTGATGATTTGTTAGGTTCCATCGCAATTCCGCTAGAGAGATCCCTAGGGAGAAGGGGGTTCCTTTCTTCTGAAACTGATCTTTTTGGTAAAATTAAAGTAAATGAAGATATTTCTAATTTACTTCGTTTGGCCGTACTTGAAAATATCTGTAATAAGATAAGTAAGGCTGGAAATGACCTAAATGAGGCTCATATAAAGAGTAATGGGAAACCATTTCCTCCTATAGATCCTTCCTTAGTAGATGCGATTGTAAGAAATGCAATGAGAAAAGAAGGTATTCCTTCTGAGTTCCCTTGGCATCTTACTCCAGAAATTCATACTGGACAAGCAGTTTATCACTACTTATTGGCAGTATCTAACCAAAAGTATCATAAGTTCATTGCTGAATTTTTCGGTTCAGGAATACTTAACGGTAAAGACTTCCTACAGATGGATCCATCTGAAAGAGGTCTACTTTTAATAGAACTCGAAAGAGAGCTATCAAAAATACTGATATCTATCACTCCTAAACAAGTTTTTAGTAGGAATTCCGACTATAACAAATCTAGATTGAGGATATCCTTTAGTTATTCTCTGTTGAGAAATTTCGAAACAGAGGATAGTAAAGGTCAGTTATCTCTTAAGTTCAAAACTGAACTTGAGATATTTAAAGAATTCAGAGATGGATACAAATCTGATTCGATAACTATTGTTTCATTAGAAACTCCTGTAGAGGAAGTTTTAATGTCTTAGTCCCTTGTGGCTAAGCATAAGAGGATACAATCTTGGTTTCTCCTTGATTGTTCGTCCTAGAGTAGGTCAATTCCTTGTTAGGTTTTGTCCTTGCCCTGGGGTGTAGAGATATCTACA